TACTAGGTATTATTGTATTATCACTGATGTGTATATCATTCATAGCTAGTATATCAGCTACATTTTTATTCTATCGTGCAGTAACAAAGCATGATGACCAGTCAGACTAGACTGGTTGTGATAGGTACTATCACCGCATCCGACATTTTGAATTTTTTAAAAAAAGGAGAAACACATGACTAAATTACCAGAACCACAAGACAGCTTCACACAAGATGAACTGGATAGGTTTGATGTCATCTATTCAATGTACTATGAGCATTGTGATACTCTCGAAGAACTAACAGATAAAGTAGTAAGTCAAATGTTACGAGAGGCAGTAAAAATAATTTATGTATCTGAAATCAGCGAGATGGTCAGAGAAAGGTTTGAAAATGACAACAATCCAGAACCAGACATTCCGTAGATGTTTCAGATGTCTAGGACTTGGAATTATTATTGATGTAAATAATCCAGAAGCATCAGATGAATGTGATGTATGCTTTGGAGATGGCAAGATAGGAGTAATAGATAATGAATACCGAAGGCTTGAAAGTACTAAAAGCAAGACTATGGGATCAAAGACTAGCGACAAGAGATGCGATTAAAGGATATAGTAAATCAACTGCACTCAGTCAGTTAGATGATTTGTTTCTTATAGAAAATGAAATGCTAGAGGAGTTTGAGAAACTAAGAACTGCTATAGCTAAAGATATAACAACTGTAGAAGGTTGGTTAAAACAATTAGAGGAGTTAAAATTTGAAACCAGATAGGAGGTAAATAATGCGAAGCATAAGACCAGGACATTACCAAGCAACAATATCATATGGTCAAGACCAAGTAATAGTTGTGAACATTGTCAAAGTAAAGTCAAACTTCAAACACAGTATTACTAAATGGAGATTGACAGTTGATGATAGTGTACTAGGTCCACAACATAGAACTGATTGGGATACTAAACAACAGGCTATGATTAAAGGAAGAAAAGAAGTTGAGAACCTTATGTTCAAAGCTCTAGAAGTAAGGATTATCAAGGGTTTTCAGCTACCAAAAGATTTTTATGGAAAGGAAGAACTACATGAGGTGTAACGCAGAAACATTCAAAGATATTATGTGTAAGGTAAACAGAATATCACCACAGGCTAAAATCATATTTCAATCAAAAGTATTTCACAATACTACAGATGATCCTGAGTTTCAGTATCACGATTGCAGAGATATTGATAAGATTGAAATACAGTTTGCTGATGGTATTATCAGCGAAAGAGATAAAATAATAATAACAGTAACTTAGGAGGAGCTATGCTACCAGAACAATTAGACTTCGCAGTACGAAGTGAAGAAGTATACAATCAACACAGGACTAAGATACCTGGCTATAAACAGTTGGTTCGTGATGACACCAACGAATTGATTGCTATACACAAAGATTCATACAAACTTATTACACATCAACAGTCGTATGAACTAGCACATAATTATCTTGATAAACATTTTCATACTATGGATATGGTAGAAAGTTACAGGATATCTAACAGAGGTGCATTGATGGCAATACATTTCAGGCTACCATCATATCAGATAGCATACAAAGATTCTTTTATTGCTTTGGAAGCTATACTACACAACAGTTACAATGGTATGAGGCAACTAACATTTGATCTTGGATACTACTTCATGTTGTGTTTGAATGGTTTGAAATCACCACTATGGGATGTTCGTATATCATCACAACACAAGGGTAACAAAGAAGTTACATTTGAAAGACCAAATACATTTGATGTAAATGACAGACTACGAACTGTATCTAATACAATGGAGAAGTGGTCATCTATACCAGTAGATAACAATGAACTTGAATATCAAGTAGATCAATTATGTTTACAACCAACTGAACAAGATAAAAGCCATGTCAATCAAAGACATAGAGGCTACATCTTAGATGAATATACTGACAATTATTCAAAACAGTTTGGTAAAAACAAATTTAGTGCATACCAAGCTATGACACATTGGAGTACACATTATCCAAGTGATTCAATAAATACTAGGTATGATCGTGAAAGAAAGGTTGCAAACTGCAAGTGGTTTCACTAAAACAGAATAGAGGGCAATCTTTTTTCATAGTATATGATCTCCTTCCTCCGCATGGTTGCCCTCCACAAGGAGGTATAATGGCAAAGCGAGGATATGTACCTAAACAGATGCTTGAAAAAGAAAGATGTTTAGAGTGTGGTAAGCTATGGACAAAAGCCATGCTTATAGATTATAAACTGTATACTTGTATTCGTTGTTATAATAGGAGGTTATATGGCAAGAAAAGTAAATCACATTGATCCTGGATATTATATTGGTCCAAAGATTCAAGTCATTGAGATTATAGAACAGTTCGATCTCAATCACCATGAAGCTAATATCATCAAGTATGTTATTCGTAACAGACATAAGAATCCAGATAAACCATCACAAGATTTAAGAAAAGCAAGATGGTATATAGACAGATTGATAAACTACTATGAAAGTAAATGATGCAATAAAATCTTTTGCAAGAAATAAAAAGCTAAGAAAGAAACCAACTAAATATAATCTTGCAGATCCTGTTCAAAGAAAAAGATGGTGGATCAAAAGAGTTACATATTTAGCTAGAGTTTGGTTTGATCGTGATGTAGAATACAGATTGCGTGAAGGATTAATCAATGGAGATCCGTCAGCAAAAAGATTAGCTGATGCTCTTTGGAAGAAAAAATCTGATATTGAAGCTATAGTTGAGAGGAAGGTAAATGAATATACAAAGTCAAAAGAAAGTTATAGACAGAAGCTCAGGGATCGGAGGGAGTGATGCAAACCTATTGGTCGCTGGTAAATGGAAAGAACTTTATGAAATCAAAAAAGGTTTGGTTGAAGAAGATCTATCATTTGTATTACCAGTACAGTTAGGTATACACACCGAATCATTTAATAGAGAATGGTTTACAGCACAGACAGATCTACCAGTACAAGAATGTGAATATACATTGATGCACAAAAAGTATGACTACATACTAGCCAACATAGATGGCTATGTACTCAATGAGAATCTAAAACCTATGGGTGTATTTGAAGCAAAACATACAAACATGATGACTAAAGAAGATACAATCATTGAAAAATATTATCCACAAGTGCAACACTACATGATGGTATCTAATACAAAACAAGCATGGTTATCAGTTATCTTTGGTAATGTAAGATGGAAAGCATTTCATGTACAACAAGATAAAAAGTTTCAGAAAAGATTACTCAATGCAGAGTGGTGTTTCTGGAACAATCATATACTAACAGATGTAGCACCAGATGACTATGTCGATTTTCAATCTATTGAGGAGGTTATATAATGGATGAGATACAAAACAAAAATTTGGCTATATGGGATCAGGCTAAAGAAACAGATCCACGCTTCACTAAGAAAGTATCCTTTGGAGCTAGGAGTTTTACTTCTATTGATGCTCACTATCAAATCAGACGAGCTACAGAATTATTCGGACCAGTCGGTACTGGTTGGGGGTATGATGTTAGTTACAGTACTCTAACAGTTGGTGAGAAAGCATTTCAATTTGCAGATGTATCTATATGGATATCTAACAGAAATGCTATGTATGGACCAGTAAGAGGTTGTAATCTATTGGTAGATGCAAAGGGTAGAGTTGATGATGATGCACCTAAGAAGGCACTAACAGATGCTCTTACAAAAGCAATATCACATCTAGGATTCAATGCTGATGTATTCATGGGTATGTTTGATTCAAACAAATATGTCAAACAACTAGAAGAAAAATACAAAGGTGTTGTTGATAAATCAAAAGTACAGGAGGTAACAACTAATGATTAATAAAGTAATACTTGTAGGTAGAACTGGTACAGATCCAGAGATCAAAACTATCAAGTCAGGTGAGATGGCTATTATGTCTATCGCTACTACTGAGAAAGTCAGAGATAAAGACACTCAGCAAATGACTGATAAAACTACATGGCACAAGGTTGTAACATTTGATTCTAACTTGTGTAAGACTATCAAGAACTATGTAAACAAAGGTACTCTATTATACCTAGAAGGTCAGATAGATGTATCACAGTATACTGATAGTAATGGTAACAAAAAATATAATACATCAATACTAATACCAAGATTCTCTGGTGTTATGAAGATGTTAGGTGGTAAACAGGGCAGTAAGGTAGACAACACTATTGAGAATATCAATGGTGATTCATTGCCTGATGATGATATACCTGATATACCATTTTAAAAGTTTCCGTATGGAACTGTGTAGGAAAGACATAAGGTAGTAAGCGTAAAGCTAAAGCTGGTGGCTACACGCCTACACAGAAAGTTTCCCTCCTTCGGGAAAAATATATGGTTCGGGAATAAGGGCAACGCAGTCATCCTGGAAAACCGATTAAATTATTCCAGGTTTGTGAATTGACACAATATAAACAAAGCCATATATATACTACATGGTACTTAAATCTCAACTTGATGAGTTAATAGAAACCTTAACTGATTATACTACATATCTAAGACAGTTTGGATATGATGAAGAAACAGTATTTTGTGCATATGCAGTAGTTACTATGTATCTTACTGGAGAAAAAAAGACTGAAAATATTGGTAGATCTATTATGAAAAAGGTTAAGAGTATTAATGTTGTACCAAGTACAAATCACACAGTTCATTAGCATACTCTAAAGCATCTAAATCATAGTATTCCCAAAACCTATGTTCTGGTTTATACTTACCCCATGTCAGTTCCGAATGATGTTCAAAACATAAAGGTACTACAAGCTGATTAGATCTTTTAAATTGAACCTGAGAACCTCGTAAGTGATGGACATTCATTGGTGTATTTGATGTACAACCTGGTATGCAACATCCATGTTCGATTATTTTTGAAAAAAATTTTTTTTCTTTAGATGTATATTTGCCCATCCCAAGAACCATCCTTCCTTAATAACATTGGTATTAAGTATGGTACACCATTTATGATGCAACCACAAGATAGTATTGGTTTAGCTACATTAATCTTCATGTAAGCCATAGCTAATGATTGTTTATTAACTAAACAACCTACAGACATTCCCCAGTTTAAATGAAAGTCATTACCTACATACTCTATATTTGACTGCGTATGGTAATGTCCTTGACATACCGAAGCAGACATAAGTTGTACTGACTTTACAATATTTT